CAAGCCGTGGATCGAATGCCGTCAATATCACAGCGTTTGGAAACGAACCGCGCATCGGATAGAAGGGCGGGTGAAGTCAATGTCGGGCTGGACCCGCGACTTACTTGGTGAACCAACTGCGGAATGGCTTGATGGCGACACAACTTGAACGGCTGGAAGAACTGCTCTCTCAACAGGAGCGCTCAATCCAGCGTGCGTTCAACGAATTCATCGCCAGCGTCAACGATGAGACGGTCATCGCCCGACTGGTCGCCTTGGTGGAAGCTGGGCGGGTTGATGATGCGCTTGCGATAATCGATACCTACGTTGCCCGCTTTGCAGACGTGCTTCCCAGAATCCAACAAACAGTCGGGGCCGCAACCGCTCTGGAACTGTCCGAACTAGCTAGCGAATACATCTTCGGAATTGGCTTCGATCCCAGTCATCCGCGCGCAGCCACGTTCGCGAGAGCCAACCGCTTGGAACTGGTTCGGCAGTTCACCGAAGAACAGCGAGTCGCTACACGGCAGGCGCTGGGCCGCGCGTTTGAACAGGGCACGGGCACGGCAGGAACCGCGCGCGCCTTTCGCAACTCGATTGGCCTGACACGGGGGCAGGAAGCGTGGGTCGCCAGTTTCGAGAACCGCTTGCGCGCGCTGGACGCTCGCGCGCTTGGGATGGAACTGCGCAACCATCGCTGGGACAAAACGATTCTACGAGCCATTCAAAGGCGACGCCCGCTGACCGAACGGCAGATCGAAATGATGACACGCAACTATCGCCTGAGAGCTTTGATGTACCGTAGCGAAATGATCGCACGCACCGAAGCTCTGCGCGCGACATCGGCGGCGCGGCATGAAGCGATGCTTCAGATGATGGGAATGACGAACATTCCACCAGAGCGAGTCCGCCGAAAGTGGAATTACACGCGCGACGAACGGGTCCGCGACCACCACGCCAACATGCGAGTGGATCGAGCAGGCGTTGACGAAAACTTCGTTGACGGTCTGGGCAATGAATTACTCTGGCCCGGCGACCCCGCCGCGCCGCCAGAAACCACAATTCATTGCAGGTGCACCGTCACCTATTCGATTTTACCGCCACCGAAGTAATCCGATAAAACCACATCTTCCAGAAAGTGGTAACAGCGCGTCGTGCGCGTCGTTTAGGCCAAAAGCTTGCGGCCTTTGAAAATTGAGCATATCGAATGCGCCACTGGACTGAATTAGGGGGAAGTCCGTGGCGAAGGCCATGACATTTGAAGAGGCGCTGAAGAAACGCACGAACGATGGTGGCGACATTCCTGTCGAAAAGGAATTCGTCGCCAAGTTCGATGAAGACTTGGGCCTTGTCTTCGGCTGGGGAATCATCTGCGAGAAGGATGGCGCTCCCTATTACGACAGTCAGGGCGACTGGATACCGACCGAAGTAATGTTGGACGGCGTCTCCAAGTTCATGGCTGAAGGCCGGGTTGCAAAGGACATGCACACTGGCGACCAGATCGGTTCAATTGTCCATTCGTTTCCGCTCATCCCCGACATCGCCAAGTCCTTCGGAATTGATTCCGGTGGCACCTACGGCTGGATGGTCGCGATGAAGCCCAGCCCAGAAGTGCTGAAACAGTTCAAGTCAGGCGAGCGCACGGGCTTCAGCATCGGCGGGAACTGCAACTACAGACTCGCGGAGGCCGCGTAATGCCTATCGTGAACGGAAATCCCGTGAAGGCGAAGTTCACCAGCCTGTGGCTGGATGAGCTTTCGAGTGTGGACATTCCCGCTCAGAAGGATGCCAAGGTTGTCATCATGAAGCGCGACGAAGGCCAAGACGCCGCCTACGCGACAATTCGCAAATACATCACGCCAGACGAAGGCGCTCATGATTTTGCCGCAGTCATTCGCGAAAACGAAATGTCACAGAAAATGTGGCCATATATTGACGCTTACAGCCAATCCATTCGCTCAATCATGGCGGACGGATCGCTTGGAGTCGAAAAGCGCAACCAGCTTCTCGAAAAATCAACAAACCAGTTTCTAACGGTAGTGCGGGAAATCTCGCCCACCGTAGAAAAACAGCTTTCAAAGCTGGTTAGCAAAGCCCGAAAGGAAGAACCCATGAGCAAGACTGTTGAGCAGCTTGAAGGCGAACTCGCCACGCTGAAGGCTGAAATCAAGGAAATGTTAGAGGATAAGACGGACGCCGATTCCGAGATGGAAGCGATGTCCGAAGAGCTTGAAGACACCAAGAAAAAGTTGGTCGAAGCGACCGACGAAGTCATCAAGGTCGACGATGAAACCGAAGTCCGCAAGTCGGAAGTCGGTGTAGCATCCTTTGCCGTCACGAAGTCGCTGCTTGACCAGCGCGACACCGAACGCTTCGAAAAGGTTGCAGGTAATGCCTACGGCCACGTCGCCGGAACGGACGCCCAAAAGGCTCTTGTGCTGAAGGCGCGGGAGAAGATGAATGAGGATACGCAGAAGGCGCTTGATGCAATTCTGCTGTCTGCGGAGAAGATGGCCAAGGCTGGCTTCGGCAATCTGGGCATCACAACCGAAAACGGCCCGACCCAGAAGCAGGCTCAGGCCGATTTCACTTCGAAGGTCTCTGAAATTGCCAAGCGCGACAACATTGATCGCGCCATGGCTATGACCAAAGCACGTCGCGAATATCCAACTGAGTTCGCCGAAGCTTATCCGGATCAGAGCGCCAACTGATCGGAGCCACCACCCAGACTGAAGGGAAAATATCATGGCAGTTCAAAAGCAAGATGGCCTTCATACGCTGACTGGTGAGTCGGCTGAAGACCTGCGGGACAAGGAGTTCTACTTCGCGACCCGTAACTCCGCTGGTAAGTTTGCTCTTGCAGGAGACGGCGAATCTATTGTCGGCGTCATCAGTGAGGGCCGAAATACTGGCAAACACACGTCAGTGAACACTGCGGGCAATCCGTTGCTCAAGGCAATCGCTGGCTCCGCCATTTCGATCAACGATTCGGTGCAATCCGACGCGAGTGGCACAGCCAAGACTGGCTCAACCAAAGCCATCGGTACTGCACGCAATGCAGCAGCCGCTGGTGAATTAGTCGAAATCGACACAGCCGCGACCTGATCGCGCTAACTAGGGGAAGCGAAAAATGTCAGAACCTCAAAACGTGCGGCAGGTCGGCAAAGTCAACGATCTTCAGGGCACGTTCCATATCGATCACTGGCTTACCAACTTCGGTGTTCAGTTTCGACAGGACAGCCGCAACTTCGTCGCAGGACGTGCCTCAACGCCCGTTCCTGTAAACCACGAGTCGGACAAATACGTCATCTACCCTCGCGGGTACTTCTGGCGTGATGAAGCTGAAGTTCGACCGCTGGGTGGCCGTCCGGTGCAGGTCTCGTACAAGACCGAAACCGGAAACTACCTCGCGGAAGAATGGGCGCTGGAACACACCATTGATGACCGTCAACGCCGCAATGCGGACTCCATCTTCACGCTTGATGAGACGGGCACCCGCCTGCTTGAAGGCAAGCAGATGATCCGCGAAGACCGTATCTGGGCGACTGAGTTCTTCCAGACGGGCGTGTGGACACACGACTATCAGGGTGGACAGCACTTCACGCCGTTCAACGACGCTGCTTCGACACCAATCGAGCAGATCGATGAATACAAGACGAACATGGCCCGCTCGACGGGTTTCATGCCGAACACTCTTGTCATGGGCGCGAATGTTCACACGGCGCTGCGTTCGAACGCAGACATCGTCGACCGCATCAAATATACTCAGCGCGGCATCGCCACGCCGGAGATTTTGGCGCAACTGTTCGAAGTCGACCAAGTGTTGACCGCCCGTGGTGTTTACAACGCCGCTGCGGAAGGCGCGACCGACGACATGGAATTCATCGTCGACGAAAACGCCATGTGGCTGGGCTACATTGAGCCTACTCCATCGATGGACTCGCCAACCGCCATCGCGCGCTTCGGCTGGACCGGGTTGTTCCCCGGCCAGACAAGCGAAAGTGGCGGCGTGATCCTTCGTGGTCGCGATGATCGTGCAACAAGTGACTGGATTCAGTCGCGCAACGCATACGATTACAAGGTTGTGTCGGCTGATCTTGGCATCTTCCTTGAGTACGCAAACTCGCCGGATTCGAACTAATCTGGCTGACCTGATGCTTCGGGTCGGAGCCTAGGAGATATGAAATGCCCATCGCTCTAAAGCCCTTCGACCCGAAGCGTGAATTCGTGACTGCTACCAGCTTTCGGGCTGGTGGCAGGGTTCACGGGCGCGGTTACGCTTTCCCGAAGGACATCGTTCCGGAGCGGGTACTGGGCATTCTCTATAACCAGCGCAAGATCGTCTACGATGACGATCCGCGCGCTATCGACCTTATGTCGGGGGGCGGGGGGCGCAATTCGGCCAAGGGTGAAAGCCCAGATCGCGAAGGCGACCAGTCTGGCGCGTCCCCCGACAGCAAACCGAGCGAAGACGAGCAGGTTGACAAGATCATGGCTCGCAACAGCAAGGCCGATCTGTTGGCGAAAGCCAAGAACATACCCGGCGTGAATCGGTCTATGAACAAGACCCAACTTGCAACAGCCTTGGTGCGCAGTGGCAATGGGAATCCTTGACGGCCCTCTAGCCCAGTCGATCTATGACGGCTTCAAAGGTAAATTGCTCTCCGGCACTCTGCGGAAGAATGTCGAAGGTGATAGCGGCGCGCTTGACGGCAAGGGCGATCCCATTGACGTAGCGCCGACCGACTATGACACCGAGGGCTTTGTCGACAATTATGACGATGCCTACCGGGCACGCGCGGGCATTCCCCAAACAGACGTGATGGTCGGCATCTTTGGAAAATCGATTGATGGCGTAATCGTCGAAAAAGACGACATCGCCTCATTTACGCGCTCGGGCGTCACCACTTGGTATCAGGTGCGCCGCGCGAAACTCGACCCTGCGGGCGCACTGTGGGACTGCCAGTCATTCGTAATTCCGGAACCTGCGTCATGAGCGTGGACTGGCAGGGGGCTGCGTTTCTGGCAGACGTGAGGGGCGCGGTGATGCGCGGCGTTGTTCGCTATGCGAGCGCTGTTGAGGAAGAGAGCGTCAGGCTCATTCTCGACACTCCGAAGACCGGGCGAATCTACACGCGGCGAGGCGTGGAGCATCAGGCGTCCGCGCCGGGAGAAGCGCCAGCTTCAGATACCGGGCGCTTGGTCAACAGTCGCCGGATCGATATATTCCCAGAAGAATTGAAGGCTCGCCTGATCTATTCCACCGAATACGCCGCGCACCTTCAGTTCGGCACTGAGAAAATGGAACCGCGCCCTTGGCTGGATCGCGCTCTGGATAACACCAAGGAGCAGGCGCTAGATTTCATTTCTGCGGAAGTGAGGGCCGTAGTATGAGCCTTGATCTTCACGAAGCCTATCGGGACGCCTTGCAGGAAAGGACTGCGATTGCCTCTCTCCTGTCGGAGTGGAAAGGGGAGCCTGCCGTCTTTACGCGCAGGCCCGCGCCCGACGATGCGCAGTTCCCCATGGCCTTCGTTTCATTTCCTGACCAAGTCACTGATATGGACGGGTTGACTGCGAAGCGCCCCATCGTGCGGTCCCAGATCGCATTTTATGGAAACAAGGGTGCGCCGGGCAGCGCACAAGACGACACACGCGACGTTGAAGCCATGGCGGTGGAAGCGCGCACACTTTTTCATCGGAATCGTTTTGCGATTTCACCTTCTGGCTTTACTGTCGTCGATATTCAGGTTCAGGGTCCGATGACTGCGCCTGTCGATGATGATAGTCGGGTCGGAAGGCTGATCGTGGTCACAACTAGGTTAAGGAACACGACATGAGTGTATTTGCATCCTCTGGGGCCAAGCTTTATATTGGCTCCCTAAACAATAGCACTGCAATCGTCTTGAACGATATGCAGGCCGACTCCTACGTTGAAGTCGGTGAACTTGAAGACCTTGGCGAGTTCGGTGATACGTCCGAAGACATCACTTTTACTTCGCTCAATGATGGCCGTGTACGCCACCTGAAGGGGCCGCGCGATGCTGGCACCATGCCCGCAACGAGTGGTATGGACATGACCGATGAAGGTCAG